GTGTCTTTTTAAGTTTACAAAAACAAAACTGTGTCTTTTTAAGTTTACAAAAACAAAACTGTGTCTTTTTAAGTTTACAAAAACAAAACTGTGTCTTTTAAGGTTATATAAAAAAACAAGCTTACATTTTAATAAATGGATATTAAATGTCATACCTGTTTTAATGAAAATTGTGTCATAACCGAATGTTTTAAAGGATGTTCTTATAGACAATGTTCCGATTGTATATTAGAATGGTTAAAAATAAAATCCAATGGCCCCGTTTACGAATGTCCACAATGTAAACAAGTTTCGACATATACTCCCATCGGCTCAAATGAGAATGTGAAATTCTCTGAATGGTGTAGAAATGACCCTTCTGTTGTTGATAAACTTTTTCAAAAAATAAAAAATACAAACATAAACCAATCACAAGCAATTAATCACTTAGACTATGATTTTGATAACCTTTTTGATTTGGAATCTGGAAGACAATTGAATCCGGAATTGAACAGGCGTTTCATGGCAGAATTAAACGATAGATTTAATTCTTCCGAAGTTTCTCGATTGGATACATTGAATTCTGGTATCCTTGATAACATTGGACACGTTAATGGTCAACTCGCATCTTGGAGTAATACTCTTTTAAACGATACTATACATTACTACGATCCAGATATAATAACTCAACAAGAAATAAATTCTGATTTAGAAAATATTCGCAGACATTTACCCACTTTATACTACCAGCTTCGTTCTGGTTAATGAAATATTAAACACTCGATTAATCACTCGATTAATCACTTATTAATCACTTGATTAATCACTTATTAATCACTTGTTAATCACTTGTTAATCACTTGATTAATCACTTGTTAATCACTCGATTAATTACTAGTTTAGTAGTAGTTAATGGATTGATTGTATTGCACGGTCACTTACTTTAGATGTTTACTTTTTATAGATTAACTGTTTTCAAATTTGAATCATAGAATAAAATCATAAAAACGATAAAACTTATGAAAATGAGAACAGACAGAACGAATTTTTTCATAATACATATAAAAAATAAATTTATTTATTAGTAATCAATGGATAAATTCCAAAGAAGAATAATTGGGGTGCAGAATGACAACACTAATAGTTGTTATTTAAATTCAGTTATTCAAGTTCTACTTTGTATAGAACCTCTTAATCGGTTTATACTAAAAACAAATTCATTTTCAAATAAAATCCATGGTAAATTTATAAAAAACTATAAGGAAATTATTTCGTTGTTGTCTATTTCATCTGATACTCTTGAAATAGATACTGAGAATATCATTACTTCAGATATACTTAAAGAAACACTCAGTGAAATTAAGGTTATATACTCTCACGGTCAACAAGATGCACACGAAACCTTTATAGACATATTAAATATAATGCACGAGGGTTTCAAGAACTTTGACAACATTACAACTGTAGAGGAATCTCCTCTTATTTTTGAAATACCGATGGACAAACTTAGGTTTTATTCGCAAAAGTGCTGGTATGACAATATTCGAAAAAATAATTATTCAATCATAAATGGACTGTTTAACGGACAATTACGATTTAAAATAACATGTCAAGTATGTTTAACAGAATTCAATCATTTTGAATGTTTTAATCATCTAACCGTTCCATTGTCTTACAATTATTCTAGTTGTATTTATAAATGTATTGATGATTTTTTATCATCTGAACATATGAAAGACAATGAAAAGTATCATTGTAGTCGATGTTGTTGTAAAGTGGATGCTATAAAAATAACAAGTATTTGGAAATTTCCACGATACCTTATTATCCATTTAAATCGTTTTTTTGTTGATACTGAAAAACAATTTCTAAAAAATTCTTCAAAGGTAGTGTATCCGATTTACGATCTAACTTTGAAAAGTGAACAGGACAATAATAAAACAGTTTATTGTCTATTGGGAGTGATAGAACATCATGGATTGTCTATTAGTCATGGTCATTATACTAGTTATATTCACACTCACGAACAATTCATTTGTCTGGACGATGAAAATGTAACTCAGAATTGCGAAGTTCCCGATGAACCATATATACTGATTTATGAATCAGTTTTTTAATAAAACACCTTTATACCATTTTCTTGTAACATCATTAAGTTTATCTAAACCAAATGCCTTACCAGCTTCGTCCATTTTGAAAGAATCTGCCTTCGCATTTCTAACAATGTTTCCTGTATAATACACATGGCGATTATCAATCGCCCATCCAAATTTGAGTTTCTTGAAGGTAGGAATATGGACTGTCGGCATTTTCTTTGCTCTGTAGTATACAGCAAATGGAGTTATATAGTATCCAGGTCGAGGGTTTTTCTCGTTCTTGTAGCTTCCAAATATTTCGTGTCCTTTATCAGGCATAGATTCAACTTGGCCCATTATCCATTGCAAATAAAATAAAATTATTTTATTTATAAAGGTTAAATGGCATTTTATGGAAACGGTTTATTATCTGGAAGCTCAAACAGATTTTCGGAACACCTAGAACCAAATCAACTCATGATTCCACATGAAACAGAGTATACACTTATTATTGACAGTGGAAATAGGGACATGACATTTTTTCCTAATCCATCGAGATATAGACTAACTTTTCCGGAATCTTATAAAAACGTTATAAGTCTTGAACTCAAAGGATCAGTGTTTCCAAAATCTGAAAACAACGTGAATTCTTCAAATTGTATTATTCCTTTTAACGTACAAGATTATATTACAGGAGTAAATATAAAATCAAGAGGTTATGGGTACACAAACGGAGTATACACAGTAAACGTTTCTCCTCCAGCTATTTCCGGAGGAATAACTGCTGTTTTATCTATAACGGTTTCTAATAATGTTATTTCTTCTGTTTCTATAACCAATAGAGGATCAGGGTATCTTCGAGGAAACTATGGCAATAAAAACGACAACGCAAATGGTTTTTACACAAAATCTGGTGCATATGTGATATTAAATATTCCAATGATTGCAAACTCCACACAAGCTGTTCTGGAAATAGAAATTGGAAACGTTTTAATTGCTAAATTAAATCACGGACAATATGATTTCACAGTTCCAAACGATTCGTCTCCTGGTTTATGCAGAGAAATAACCAGGTCGTTACAAGAAGCCATTGATACTGCAGTCAATAACAACGTATTATCTGTACCTGAATACCCGGGTGGTCCGACAAGTGGACCTGGGTATTTTCCATACGCCAGTGGCCTAGGTAACCAGGGTTCGTGTATGCTCACTACTTTAAATGTAAACGCAACTCCAAATAATAGAGTTGCTATTCAGCGGGGAAAAAACGGTGGTCAGCAGTCTCTTTTTCTGGAATTGCTGTGGAACTCTAGCCTAGAAACACTAAATAGTTCTAGAAAATTATTAGGATATGGATCTGATATATATTTTTCACCTATCGATCAGACATCCGGGAAATTGAGTGCTCTTGTAGCAAACAATGCATGGGTGTCTTCTCCTATTATCTCTAGAAACGATTATGATATCATTAACACAAATGAATTTTTTGTACTGGAAATGCAATCTAGTTTTGATTTGGATAGGATTGAAAGCAACAATAATCAAATAGAAAAAGCATTTGCCACGATTATATTTGATTCGAATCACTCAAATGTAGTATGGAGAGAAACCCCGAGTAGTCTACAGCCCCCTGGAACAGGACAATCAAATTACGCATCGTTATTATCCAAGCCATGTTATAATAGACCTATAAAAGGATACGATTTTGACATGAAACGTATTGAGTTTGTACAACCAACCGCTGAACTGAAAACACTTGAACTGTTTTTTAAGAAACCCAATGGAGAATACTACAATTTTCAAGGAAGAGACCATTTATTAATATTTAGCATAAGATGCAAAGGCGCGATGTAGTAGGTTCAGATTCGATTTATTAATCAGTTTATTAAAAGAAACTTAAAAAAAAAATATAAATAATTTCAAGTAACTAGTATTCATGAACGGTGTTCATGAAAGGTATTCATGAAAGGTGTTCATGTGTATTAAAAAAGAATGGATTCCAAATTTCACCGAATACAGTGTCAGAAACAAATCAATGTACAAACCAAATAAACGTGAAAGAAATTATGCTCATCTAGCTTTCTCAATGGCCTTAAAAAGCAGAGTTAGACACGGTAAACATTGTGCTATACTATATAACAATCGGAATGAAATTGTATCCATTTTTGTAAACGAATATAATTTCGTGAATGGAAAACAATGCAGTATTCACGCGGAACAAGGAGTAATTGATAATTTCAGAAAAAGTAACCCAATGGTGTCTTTATCAGATCACACTATAATGGTAATCAGGGGTAATATATATGGAGAATTTACTATGTCCAAACCGTGTATACACTGTTACAAATGTATTTCAGAAAGCGGTATTAAAAGAATTATATATTCCTCTTATGGTGTTTTTTCATTTGAGAGAATCATATTAGACTAAATAATATATATTTGTTATTTTCTTTTAATAAAAAGATTTTATACATATAAAGATGTTATCTGAGACCACAAGATTTTATACATTTATTCTGTTTCTTATTTTGATATTGCTTCAAATTATCATTGCTCTTTTTATAGAAACTGATCTTGTTTAATCTTTGAAACTGTTTTCAGTGATACCGAGTGTTTCCACCGCCTGTTTTGCAGCTATCTGTTCAGCTTTCTTTTTTGTTTTACTTATACCAGTGCCATACACTTTATCATACATTTTTACCTGTATTGTAAATTCTTTTTTATGAGCCAATCCATCTTCTTTAATGCATTCGTATATGGGTGTCTCTAATTTTTTAGATTGGCAGAATCTCAAAAGGAGATCTTTGTAGTTGTCGTCTTTCAATAAATCGTTTTCGCATGTATATTTATATATTATATCTAAACAAAATTTTTCCGTGGCTTCTTGTCCAAGATCGATTCTCATAGCACCTACAAACGCCTCAAATGCATCCTCTAGGAACCTTTTGTTTTCCTTGCCCCCCGCAAGTACAACAAATGGACTCATTAGAATATTATCCCTGATGCCTATGTGCTCACTGAATTTTGACATTGACGATGATTTAACAATCCTAGTTCTTACTTTTGTTAAGAACCCTTCATCTTTATCTGGAAATCTATTAAATAAATAAAATGTTATAGCTGAACCAAATACAGAATCTCCCAGGAATTCAAGTCTTTCATTTGACTCTTTCATGTATTCCTGTACATAACCGGGTCTCTGTTTAACGAGTCCTTGAATGGACTTGTGTACGAGCGCCCGTTGATAGTAGAAGAGATCTTTCACTTTTCTTTGTGCGATTTTTTCGATAAGTTCCCTGTTGATATGGGGAACAGATAAGTCTAAGTTGTCTTCGATTTCTACAAAATTCGATGAATCGATTTCACTGTTAATCGATTTATCAGATTCTGATTCTGTTTCCAATTCATTTTTATCGATGGTTTTGTTAATGACCTTTGTCGGAATTAGTTTTTTTTTTTGATTCATTTAGCTCTTATTATTGTACATAGCTTTTTTTCTTTAAACAGTTTTTTATTTGTAAATTTTTTATGAGTAAAAAAATTTGTGACAGAAATCAGTATTATGAAAACGAATATAAAAAAATGTTTGTACAGTATGATATACCGAAAATGAAATATATTATTGTTTCAACAGATGCAAGGGGTGGGATTGGATATAAAAACGATCTCCCATGGAAATTTTTATCGGACATTACATTTTTTTATAAACAAACAACTATGACAAAAGATCCTCATAAAAAAAATGCAGTTATAATGGGAAGGAATACTTGGTTTTCAATCCCAGAGCGAAATAGGCCACTTATTGATAGGTATAATATTATTATATCCAGTTCTTCTGTGAAAGATCAAATTGTATTTAAAAGTGTAACAGAAGCGATCTCTCATATTGAGTCATTTGATTTTGTGGAAAACGTTTATTTCATTGGAGGGAATAAAATATACGATGAAGTGATACGGAAGAAACTATACGATGGTATTTTTCTAACACGTGTACACAGGGTATATAATTGTGACACTTTTTTTCCCGATATTTCAAAGATAAACCTAGAAGAAAAGCTTTGCACTTTAAAAGAAGAAAACGGTACTCAACTTGAATTTCAGTATTATAGTTTTCCAGTCAACCCAGAAGAACAACTTTATCTGGATACTATCAAGGAAATTCTAGAATATGGAAATAAACGTATGGATAGAACAGGAACAGGAACTCTTTCTGTGTTCGGAAAGAAAATGACATTTGATATATCCGATGGAACTATTCCATTGTTAACAACTAAGAAAATGTATTTTAAAGGAATCGCAGAAGAACTACTATGGTTCATTAGTGGAGATACAAGTGCAAAAACGCTACAGAAAAAAAACGTAAGTATCTGGAATGGAAACAGTTCAAGGGAATATCTTGATTCCGTAGGATTGAGTCATCTCGAAGAAGGGGACCTAGGTCCTGTGTACGGATTTCAGTGGAGACATTTTGGAGCTAAATACAAAACGATGTATGATAAATATGATGGTAAGGGAGTGGATCAACTTATCAGACTAATTGATACACTTAAAAATAATCCAAACGATAGAAGGATGATCATTTCTGCATGGAACCCGTGCGATTTTAAAAATATGGCTCTTCTTCCGTGTCATATTTTGTCTCAGTTTTATGTATCAGATGGAAAACTTTCATGTCAAATGTATCAAAGATCAGCGGATATGGGTCTTGGTGTCCCATTTAATATAGCGTCGTATTCTTTGTTTACACATATGATCGCTCAATGTACAGGACTTAAACCTGGTATGTTTATACACATTATGGGAGATTGTCATGTATATCTGAACCACGTTGAAGGTCTCACCGAACAAATGGAGAGAACTCCGCGGAAGTTTCCAAAACTGAAAATCAATTCAGATACTACAGATATTACCAAATTTGTATATACAGATTTTGAAATTTTAGAATATGATCCGTGCGCTTCCATTAAAATGGATATGAGTGCGTGAATAGTAACCATGGATGATGTAATACTTGATCGATGTCTTGTCTATCATGTATAGAAACAACGAGACAGTCTCTCAGAAAATCAATGAATAAAGCAGTTGGTTTTTTAATACTGCTTTCTATTCCATATCTCCAGTCAGAATCAATTAAAAGACTGTTTGTAAATAACATATAACATATTACTCCAAGTGAATAAACGTCTGATTTTTTTGAAAACAGACGTCTGTGAATCTCTGGAGCACAATAATGTTCAGTTCCTGTTTTTCTTGAAAAAAGTTCTCCAGTTGATGTTTCAAGTACTTCAGAAAACCCAAAATCAATAAGAACTAATTTTAGTGGATTTTCGGATTTAACAATGAAATTTTCTGGTTTTATGTCCAGATGAACAACGTTATTATCATGACACTGTTTTATACATTTTGCCATTTCTCGTACGTATACCTGTATTGTTCTTTCACTCACATCTATGTGTTCGAATTTATAATACAGATCCACTCCATCAACATATTCATATAAGATATGAAGTATAATATTGTTTTCATCGATCTCTGTGATTTCGTAGTCGATTATATTAATGACACTTTCGTGTTTTATTATACGTGGACAAATAACTTCATTCAAATTTCTTGAATACATTGTTCTCTTATAAACATACAATGATTCTTCACATAAATTTTCTTTGTTAATTCTTTTTACTATACATACTTGTGATTTTGCGCTATGTTCTAAAATTCTTTCGACAGTGTATTCTTCAACCATTAACAGATTACAATATTATTTTATTAGCGTTTCCATCTGTGTACACAATTATGGCACTATATGGCACTATATGAAACATGTCATTGGCTCATCGCTAGAGCGTGTTTGTGATTGGGTAAACGGCCTGGTAATATGGGATCGATTTTTTCATCTGTGAAATGTACATATGTAACTTCCATCGTTTTTAATAAATTTTTTAAAAAAATCATTGTCTTCGACCGACTCTAAAGCCGCTTTCCATCAATCAACTTAATATAAACTAACAAGAGATATAAAAAATGATACAGCGTATATCATTTTTTATAGCAATTACTCATTTTTTTTATTACGCGCTGTGAACCATCGGCACTTTTATTAACCAGCATTAGGGTAGGCACGCCTAAATTGACTACGCGTATTGCTTACAATCATATCACAAATTGTATAATCCGTAGAACACTGGCAACGGGCATTCGCGACACGCTCCATTACGCTTGACTTCGGTACGCCATTGCTATTAACCGGCGCACAGAGTGCATTAGTTGTATCGATCGTCATCTGACACCCCATACCCTTACCGACAAGTAGCGGATCCCCACTTCCCTTACACCACGTACATTGGATCAACCCCGGAATGCTCTTCATAGGACATTCTACGTCTTGCTTCCCATAACCGGGAAGGTTGCATGGGTTGCGGTAGCAACCGTGGGTTGAGAGGGTTGTGATGCCTTGTGATGCGTAGAACATATTTACCGTGGGAAGGTTCTCATTCGTAATCCAAAAGCACTGTCCCTGTGTCTGCTGGATACTGCAATCGCCTGTATTTAGGCTATTGCACGGATTACCAATACAGCGAGAGTTGTGTGCCCCAACCATAGTGCAAGATGCCACTTTCTGTGTTGGGGTCAGACCCGCAATGCTCCCCCGGGTTGTTTTCTTATTACAATGATCGGGTGTACCGCTAAACACGGAGCAATCCTGGTCCATGATATTGATAACACTACGCGTCTTTTGGGCTTCGCGGGTATTCCACCATGTGTTAAGAATCTTGTAGCATACTGGGTGAGAATCAAGGCTCCTGAGTCCTTCCGCGTTGACATTAAACGTCACAGTGGCAATAAAAACAAACAATTGCATAACCTTCATTTTTATTAATCTACTATTTTTTTTATTCATGTATGTCCTATAATAAAATCAAATCTTTAAGTAGATTAAAGACAAATCGGACTAATAATATTTTCGTGTTTTATTATACACTTACAAATAACTTCATTCAAACTTCTTTAATACCAGCATTTGAGATATTGTTCTCTTATAAGCGTACAATTAACTTCAGACAAGCTTTCTTTATTATGGTGCAATTAGTATACATTGATTTTCTTTCTACATTGTATTGTTCAACCAGTTTATTATTTTAACTGCGTTTCCATCTGTGTCCACAATTGTGGCACTGTATGAAACATGTCATTGGCTCATCACTAGAGCGTGTTTGTGATTGGGTAAACGATGTTTTTACTGACTTGCATCTGCCACAAGTGAACATACCGTCTGGAAGTTTATCGATGTCTACGGATTCCATGTTAAATTCTCTATTCATCATGTGTATAATTTCCTTGTCAGATGTTGCCCAACCAGAAGGATCGAGTTCTCTGTGTGTTTTATAAACGAGTTCTCTGGGTTTAAATGTCTTGTTCTTGATACACTCTAGAACATAAGGAGCATTTGGCGTGTATGAAATATTCGCCTTTACCCGTCTTACACACATTGAATACTCTGCTTCAAAATCGGGATTGGACCACGAAGGAGTTTCCATATTTGATTTCGCTTTCTCGACTGTATAATTATAGCAACTCTTTTCGATATTTCTCGCGATTTTATCGATGTTCATAAAATTAAACTGAGGATGTCTCTTTTTAATATCGTTTTCAAAATAATTATACATAAGATTATAACATTTTTCTCTTTTTGGGTGTTTGGTAGTATTTAGTTTCAGATTTTCTAAAGAAACTCCAGTTTCATCACCCATCCCCATTTTATTGAACTCGGACGCGAGATTGTCCATTCTTGTATATTTGTCTTTTAATTTTCTCTAATTTATATTTTTTAAAATTTATTTTTTTTTAAGTAATTTTCTTAAATTGTAGTAATTTTACATTTCAGTAGAATGAGATTTGTAGTATTTCATTAAAATTTTATCTCTATTTCCGTTTTTAATCTTTATAGGATCCTTGGTATATTCTTCCACAAGTTTATTATTGATATATGATTTTTTTGAGGTTGAGCGAGTGTGTCCTAGCTCAGCCGCTGTTTTATCAATTGCAATTGATATATTCTTAGATACAGTATTCTTAGATACAGAATTTATTTCCAGTTTCTGAAGATTGTCTAAGAAAATACAATTGGATGCATGTGTTCTAAAATCTTTACATGTGAATTCTTTTCCTATTTTACTTTGAAGATAATCGTTCATATCATTAGAAGTTACTCTGTAATATTTCCCAGATTGTCTGTATTGAAATAACCACTCCCCTGGAAAACGATTGATCTTTCCAAAAAAACGATTTAAATCTTTGTGATCAACTGTAATAACATGGTCTACACCTGATTTTCCCTTAAAAGATAAAATTACTTTGTTTCCTTGGTGAAAGCTAATGTTTTTCTTTTTCAGGGTTGTTAGTCCTATTCCTTTGTATTTTTTGTTACCTATTCTGATGTTTGTTATGTTCATGATTTTAAACATGTTTGACATGACTCTTTTTTTATCGAAATCTGGAGAAAATGTATCGGTTTCTACTGATTTCCAGAATACACTGAGTTTTTTCATAAACCTATACATTCTGACATTCTTTCCATGTGTTTGTTTAATTTTCCAATCTCTGTTATAGAAGTATTGTTTCTTTCCGCTAAGATCTTCGGCTACTGCCTGAATATCACTTTTTGAATTACTCGTTACCCATACTTTTTTATAAGCAGGTGGTATACCAATCTGGCGTATTTTCTTCACAAGTTTGGAATGGACCGGTTTGTTATTCGATGCATATATATATTTATCTTTAAGAATAATTTCTGGATTTTCATCCGTAAACATTTATTATATTAAACATAAAAAAGATTTCCCTCTTTATGCGTGTATTTCCTAATTCTTTTTTGTTTAATATATTTAATGTCTATTATTCGCCCAAAGAGATCGAATTTCACACTAGAGAACAGTGGATACATAAAAAACATAAAAACCAAACAAGAATCTCTTGAGAAGGAAATAGAATTATTACGCGAACAACTTGATAAATTTTCGTTGCCTACTTGTCTACCTATTACAGGTCCACCTGGTCCTATAGGTCCCCAAGGTGTATCTGGGCAAGTAGGACCCATAGGTCCGCCTGGTCCCATAGGACCCATAGGTCCTCCTGGTCCATCTGGAAAACAAGGAACAGCTGGTTTAAGAGGACCAAAGGGTGACTTTCCTTTTCCTGTACAAGTTGAACCTTCCAAACTAGAAGATGGGATGGTGTTGGTATGGTCTTCCAAAATTGGTGGATTCGTCGCTCAGAAGATCTTCGAAGAAAACTGATTTAAAAAATTATCTACTTAATAATCAAAAAAGAATGGATACTCATCCACAAGTATTAAAATTATCAAAAATCCCACAGTATCCACAAAGATCCCCAGAATGGTTTTCACAAAGATATTCTAAGCTAACATCGAGTGACGTCGATACTGTACTTGGACTAAACAAGTATCAAAAACCAATTGACGTTCTATTCAAGAAATGTGGTATAGCTGGAGAATTTAACGGTAACGAGGCAACTAGACATGGGCAACATTATGAATCAGAGGCTATTTCCCATTATTGTAAAATGTACAACAAACAAACACTTAGTTTTGGTTTGCTTCCTCACCCACAAATAGAATGGCTTGGTGGGTCTCCAGATGATATAACTTTAGATGGTATTGTTATCGAAGTGAAATGTCCTCTTTATAGAAAAATAGAAATGGGAAAAATCCCTGACCATTATATCTCTCAAGTTAAAATGAATATGGAAATAACTGGGTTGGACACAGCTGTTTTTATAGAATACGTGCCTGGTAGTATAACCCCAGATGGAGTTCATTTGTTAAATATTGTCCATATAGAAAGAGACCCGAGTTGGTTTCCGAGTGTTTTTCCAATTTTGGAATCTTTTTGGAAAGAAGTGTTGCATTACAGAACAAATGGTATCGAAACGCACACATTGTATAATAAAATGGTGGAAAAGACCAGAAAGAAAAATGAAATCACTATCCATAAAAACAAATTTGTTGCTGATAGCGACACCGAAGATTCTTTGGAGGATACCGATAAATTATTATCTAAGTTTTCATTTCGTGATGATAGAGAATAATTCTAAAAAAAATGTTTTTTAAGTATAAATGGGAATCCGTGGATTAACATCTCTGATTAAAAAATATTCACCGGAATCAATCTCAGTATACAATTTTGATTTTTATAAAAATTCCACTATCGCTGTGGATACAAGTATTTTATTATATAAATTTAGGTATTCCAACGACTCAAATTGTCACATTGGTGGGTTTCTTAATAAGTGTATGAAATACGTAACTGCTGGTATTACACCTGTGTTCGTTCTTGACGGAAAACCTCCTATAGAAAAAAGAGAAACCCTATTTCGCCGAACACTGAAGAAACAGAAAATAATATCCAGAATTAAAAATCTTGAAAACCAACTTGGAGATTCTCCAGAAGGAGACGAACCAATTCTTCGGGAAATTGAAAGACTCAATAAACAGAATATAAATATAACAAAAAAACACAGAGAGGAATCAAAAGAACTTCTACAATTATTAGGTTTTGATGTTATTCACACTGAAGGAGAAGCTGAAACCGTATGTGCTTGTCTTCAACAATCCGGGTACGTTCATTTCACATTCACAGATGATACTGATGCGATTGCATTAGGTTGTGAAAAAGTTCTTAGAACCAACACAAATGATACTTTTACTGAAATAACACTTGACCTTGTTCTTAAAGGTCTCAAACTAAATTATACGGAGTTTGTTGATTTGTGTATATTATGTGGATGTGACTATTGTCCGTCTATACCAAGAATAGGTTATGTTACTGCTTATAATCTGATACTTGAACACAAATCACTCGAAAATGTATTGTCGCATATAAAGGATCTTTATGCTGTTCCTAATTTTTATCCTTACGAACAAGCAAGGTTATTATTTATGAGAAAACAAATCGTGGGTATAGTTCTGGAGAGAAAGAAGATAACACCCAACGAGAATGAACTGAAATCATTTCTTATTGAAAGGAATTTCAATGTTGATTATATAAATAAATATATAACAAAGTTTAAACAGAAATTAATTTATTGTAACAATAGCAGATGTGCAGTATAGATTGTATTGAAAGATTATTAGTGGACCTGAGAACCCTTGGAAAAATAGAAGAGGGAAAAAAAATAAATACCAAGGAAAAGTATATATCTTTTGATGATACAACCGTGATCCAACCTTTCATAAGGTGGTATCGGGGCGATTCTGGGATGTTAACTGGAAATAAAATCCAGGAAACCCTTACCTGTACAACGAAAATTATTAAGAAGGCAATAGACGATATTAAAAATAATGACAAAGAACCAAAAGTGATTTACTTGGATGTTTCCCCAGATAAATTCTTAGAAGATATAAAAGATATTCTGAAAAAGGCAAACAAAGGTATCCAGAATCTAAGGGACACGTATATAAAAAACGAATCGTTGGCATCCAAATTGGAACTTCAAATCCAGCTTATTGATAGACAAATAGATTATATTAATGAACATTTGAATTTCGAACCGACGAAAGAAATAAAATAGAAATTTTTCTTTTCTATTGATACAATGAAACTAAACGTACTGGAATGGTTCTTTGGAAAAAAGAAAAGGGCGAATACAAAAAAAAACAACCACAACGAAAGGAATTTTTTCAACGGTCAAATTTGAAAGTTCTCCACGTGGCTATAAAGCGAATATTCGTAAATTTTACATGAATGGAAAAGTTATGTCCGACAGATCGTCCTGGATAAGTATATCCAAGAACCAGATCTATATTTCGCGATCAAGAAAACAAGGAAGACAATACTGGATTCTTTCAACATCAAGACCATCCGTACGTTTTGACAATGAAAAAATGACACTGACAATTGCAAATAATTACAAAGTGAAATTTCGTTCTTTAAAAACCCTTAATAAAGTTAAAAGTATACTACAATGATTAAAACGACTCTTTTTTCCAATTTAAAAAAAAAAGATTTCCCCGAAAATATTTTGTTTACAATTAATATCATGGAGAAAAATTTGATAGGTTGGTTCTTTGGAAAGAAGAAATCGAAGCGTTCGAAGAAAACAAAGAGATCCGCAAAGGCGTCTAAAAAGCAAACGAAGCCTTCGAAGAAACTGATTCGAATGGCCAAGAAGTACGGTGTTAGAGTTACAGTCAAGAGAGGCTCGAAGCGCGTATGGAAGTCCTCGAAGATGATAATGAAACAGATCAGACGCGCAAAGAAAATGATGAGATCCATACGTTCAAAGAAAACATCGAGAAAACTGTCCCGTTTTGGAACTGTAGGTGGGCGTTACATGCCCTTATCGGGTATTCTGTCGCCTTACCCCCGTGCTGTGGCTAGTGGATCGCCTTTTATTTAATTTCTTTTTTTTACAAGTTCAATTACGATTTTACAAAAAAAAATCAGTTATGTTTTTCTATGTCAAAGAACCACATAACTGCTTTTATAATTATCCACTTAACCAATACATTTTACCACGAACAGAAGTTGCAATAGCTACTTTGTAATCCGTTGCACTGTGAATCGCGTCACAGAAACAAACATGTTCACATAAGGAATATTTATTAAATAAATTAATTGTGTTCCATTTGATTTTAGGATTGTGAAGAATATCTGTACGAATGATCGCTAGTCCATCAAAAGCTGATCGCACTAATATAAATGGTTGGTTCGTCGTTTTAATTGTTCTCGTTGAAGTACATTGTTTACAAACATCGAAACGACACTCTGGATAGTAATTCTGATTGTCTTTATCCACAAAGGCAAAAGTGTCATAATAATGTCCAAATGTGATGATCTGATCGTCCGATATTTCCTGATCGATTTTTAATTGTTTCCTTACATTTTTTACTCTAAATCCTTGAACAGAATAAGCTGATAAAAATCCAATACCGTTTTTTGTTGGATGGACAGAGAACAAACCCTGAAAGACACTCAAGTCGAAATATATATCACTGTCCAGCAACACTACCCATTTAGATGGTAAAGGGGATGAATTTTCAATCAGTTTATTGCGCAAAAAAAGCCAATCGATCTGTTCTCTCGAAGTTAGTATCTTTATTGATAAACGGAGGTAAATCGAGTGTAAATAATTTACTCCCATCTTTCCTGGAATCAATGAATCTTTTCAGTATAATCGGAGTATTGTCAGTAGAGTTGTTCTCTAGAAAAAAATACACAAACTTGCATGAATACGTTTCTTCCAGTTGTTTACATTTAGGTAGAAAACTTTTCGGAAAAGTTTCATTATTTTTAAATAAGCTTAGAACACATAAAGTGTTTATTTCAGTTTTGTCATCTTGTTCACCTTCGTTATCGAACAATTTAATTTTTTCCATCATCTTTTTCGATAGTCTATTACAAAACAATAATATAAAAAATATGGATAAATAATTCACGACATGATTACTTTCACACGTACCCCATCTGATGTAATAGCTGATATCCATATTTTGTAATTTTTATACACAAACTTTTCGCCAATACTGTAGGAGGAGCGAATAAATGATTTTGAATCTGTTATGATATTTGTCGGACCATACCAGTACTGAAGAGGACGATTGTCGAAAACCGATGTTTTGTATATCATCAATCCATCATATCCACAATCTTTCCGGTACTCGATAAAAATATAGTTGTTTATTTCAACGTCAAAGAAATACAATCCGTATACTTTAGAAGCAACGAATTTCATATATAATTTGTATTTTGCTTCCACTATGTCTATTTCCATTGAGTTCATTATATGAATTACCTGGGTATCTGTTAGCCAACCAAATAGTAATTTTCCAACCACTGGAAATTCACCAATATCGATATCTGCTCCACCCATTATACTTTCCATATTCCCGTATGGATTTAATCGAAAGTTATCGTGATACGAACCTAAACAATGCCCAATTTCATGCGCGATAACTCTTGGAGTATTAGTGAATATCCAAATCCAATTGTGTGTGACATATGCAGATCCAGCGGCTTGATTCTGTATACATTTGCAAGCTTTCGGAAAATAAAAAACTAAGATTCTATCGGTTGCATTGTAATTTGATGCAATTGATTTTATGATATCGTCAGAATTTCCACATTGCCCGTTATCGCAGTTCGAAAATTCTGTGAAATAAGGAGTGTAACCAAGTTCACTGAGATCTAGTTCCATATTCATACCAGAAGTTCGTTGGTAAAAATCACTCACTCTATTAAGATTGTAAGTGAACATTGGAATATCCATCTCAGAGTCTAGAATCTTTCCACTATTTATTATAGGAATGATCTGTATTTTTACAGCTCCTTTTGTGCCAAGAACATTTCCTATTTTCATTTTCATTGGACGTGTAGAATCTATGTCTTTCGAAACACAACTTTCGCAGTAAGATGTTCCACAATATTCTATAAAGCACTTTGCTTCACAGCACTTTGCTTCACAGCACTTTGCTTCACAGCACTTTGCTTCACAGCACTTTGATCGTTCGTTTTCTTTCTCCATATAATCTGATTTTATTTTAATTATATTTTAATTGTATTTTAATTGTCATTTTTTTTAAAAAAATAAACCATTCGAAGATCCTTTGAATAAATGATAAAAATTAAACTATTGTATTTTATAATGGAATTTTCACAGTGTTTTATCGAATCAATTGATGAACCTGTCCTCGTAGTACACAATAAAAAAATATTGGAAATAGTTCGCACACGAATTTGCAAGTACTGGGGTACTACAAGGAAACTTATCTTTCCTGGGGTTCAACCTGTTTCAATTGAGAGGAAGGATCTCTTGTCGTTGGTATCTACCCCGTATACCGTATGTGCTAAATTGGACGGTGAAAGATATTTCTTTTATTCTACAATAATCGATTCAAATCGATTGCAGTTTCTTATTAATAGAAACTTCGATGTATATATCGTTGACCAGAACTTTGCTAATCTCGACGGTGATACATTGCTAGATGGAGAGCTTATTGATAATCAGTTCGTTATTCATGATTCTATTGTTGTAAATGGAAAAAATGTAATGAGTTTTGATTGGGATTCTAGGTGGATGGAATGTGACTCTTTTTTAAATGTGTTGTATAGTTATCACAAAGATCTGTGCTCTTTCCGAATCTGTTTCAAGAAATTCTATAAAATGAATCAGATAAATCAATTGTTCAATGATATGGAAAAAGAAAAAATAAAAAATGACGGGATTGTTATGTACCCTATAAATGATCCGGTTGGATATCGAACACAGTTCAATTTGTTTAAATGGAAGTACAAGCACACTATCGATTTTCAAGTTTCTAGGCATGGAAAAGAATACTTTTTATATTGTTTCGACAAACATTCAATTGTGAAATTTGGTTCTGTACCAGAAGAATCCATGCTTTTTCTTCAACCGTTAGTTGATAACCAGATCGTTGAATTCGTAGTCGAATCAAATAACACTTTCACTCCGATGAAAATAAGAAATGATAAATCGACATGCAATAGTTTTTTCACCGCCTCGAAAACTGTGCTCAATAAAATGGAAAACATAACACATGAAGAACTCATTGGTATTTTTAATCAATCTGATTCAGATTCAGATTCAGAATATGTGAGATTGGAATACTAGATTTTTGAACTTTCATTTCTCAAAAAAAAAAGGTTTTTTTCCGTTTTTTTTCTTTTTTTTTCCACTTTTTCCACTTTTTGCCAAAAAAGATCGAAAAGTTGGTCCTTTAGACACACGAGACACTAAAATTCATTTTTAGTCCAATATATGAATCTTCTGCCCCAAATTTGTATAATGGTGTCCAAATGTATTCGGAAAAACCATTTCACTATTTGCGGTTTTTTTCCCATTTTTGATACCGGAAATTTTTTTTTCTTTTGCGATTTTCATTTTTTTTCAAAAAAAAAAAAAAATCGATTTTTCGTGTTTTTTCAGTTTGCCCCCAAATCATGTAAGGAGAAATTTATCGACTTGGACGGACCAAAAAATCATGAATCACACAAATTTTTTTTTGCGCAAAAATCGCGAAAATCGTTTTTATTGGAAATCCATTTTTTTTTCGGAGAGTGACGTTCCATTTTTTTTTCGATTTTCAATTTAATGAGTTTTAAAAAAAAAAGATTTGCATCCCCCCGCAAAAAAAAACATGAGACACGCCGATTTTGACCCTTTTTTGACGAAAAACAGCTTACACATTTGTATGAAGACAAATTAGTGAAAAAAACCAACTCGCAAATTCATGGTTCCGAGTTTCCTGCGAGTTCGCAAGAAAATCGTCATTTTTCTTGCGACTTTTTGAATTCGCACGATTTCGCAGCTTTTTCTTGCGACTTTTGCGAACAGAAAAAAATAAAAGTTTATAATAAATGTATGAATGCAAACGTTGTGGATATTCAACTTCCAGACGTAACGATATGTATAAACATTTCAATCGTCTAAAAATATGTGATAGTGTGTATCGGGATATATCTATAGAAGAATGTATAGGAAATATGGAAATGGAAAAAGAAAGAAACTTTTGTGAATATTGTAAAAAAACTTTTATTAAGAAAAAATCGATATTAAAACACTTTTGTACAGAAAAAATAAAAAGGCTTGAAAAAGAGCTAGAGAACAAAATACTTGAACTGTCTAACCAGCCTAAAAATACTATTAACAATAATACAAATTGCAATAACACGTATAATATAATAAACATAAACAGTTTTCATAATTCTGATTACTCAAGATTACCCCCAGAAGAAGTTTTTAAGTGTTGTTTGATGGACACTAAAGAACAAAATGTTCCAAGAATAGAAAATCTATTAGAAAAGTTACATTTTGACAAGAATTTTCCTGAAAATCACAATATCAAAATAGAAAACCGACGAACTAATAAAATACTGACGTTTAATGGGGAGAGTTTCATAGAGGAGCAACCTGATATACTGGACACAATTCTAAAGAAACTGGAAGAAGTCATTGAGGAAAGTATAGATAAAACAGCTTCTATTTATATGACGAAGCTTCGTAATCATCTTGGTTATATGGAAAAAGATGAAGAATACAGTAACGTTGTGACAGATGAAATACTCAAATCGTTATACAATAATAGAAAGATAGTAAATGATACGCATAAAACAGCAAAGAAGTAATATTAACTACCCAAACGTATTTTCAGTACTGATCACAGTATATAAAAATCCATCTTCAGTGTCCTTATTCTTTTCATATACTTTTTTTATACTTTCAGATGTTGTGCATAATTTATTGTTGAAGATCATATACATCGCCTTAGATTGTGGCAACTTGATACGCTTTCGAATCACATATTGAAACTGCCCAACCGATAATTCTTCGGGAACTAGGTATTTTTGCTTGTCGATATCTCGAATGTCATTACATTTCTTGGATATTTCTACAATCACTGGAATTCTATCCTTGAATTTATCCATGATTCGTTTAGATTCTAATTGTCTTTTCTCAGAAGAAAATTCTTTCTTGAAGGATCCTTCCTTACACGATGTCATCGTTAATATAATACAACATAAAAAAATGAAATAAATTACATTAACACAATGTATGGACCTCACGTTGATCATTCCTTCTTTAATCTTATTAAGTATATTCTTGCATCAATCGATATACCAGAAATAATAAGGAATGTAAATAAATTTAATGACTTTAGTTTTAATTTGGAAGGCAGCGAAGCAGAAACTGACAGCGAAATAGAATGCACAATTGAATGCACAATTGAAGGCAGCGAAGCAGACGCCGAGTATAGAACAGAACCATTTCTTATTTTGAGAACAGAGTTATCTGTCAATTCTGTGTGTAAAATCTTATTATATATCGAAGAGAACGGTGCCGAGTTTTCGAAAGAACAGTATATCCATTACTTTGGAAAATGGATCAATGATTTTCCAAAATTAAAGAACATGTATTCTTCTATTTTGAAAAAAGCGAACTTTAATAACAAAACAAACAAAGAGAAACTAAAATTACTTGGAATGATCAAAAAAAAAATAGATAAAGATGAACGTATTTTTTACAATAAACTTGAAAAAAAAATAAATTCTATTTATAAATAATGGCGATAATCGGTTCGAAGGTCCAAGTATGGAGAGGAGTGGCAGATCAGACTTCGTCTGGTCTTTCCAAGAAAGACCTCACACGAAAGAAGATTGATGGAAAATGGAGGTATCGCAGCAAGAAACAAATGGCGGTTGTAAAGAAAAAAGGACAAAAGTCTCGTATCCGCTGGACAGCGGCTTTGAAAAAGGCGAGGGTGATGTTAAGAAAGGAATACCCTGAATCAAGTGGGAAATTGGTGCTCGTTTTGAAACCGTCGAAGAAATATTCTGGATTGCGTGTAACTAAAAATGAAAAAAAATGGGGTAATTTTTTATACAAAACAGCGAAATTGCTTTATAGTAGTTCAAAATAAATAGTTTTTATATACTTGTTCGTATTTGGGTCGATTATCATTAAAGAATGTAAGTATCTGTTTCTAAGCTTACTTACATTCTTTTGTTTCTCTATAAATTTATCATAATCATAAGTATAAACCCCAGTTGTTATGAATTTGGTTTTATGTTTGTTAATCTCAACAACTACAAACTCTATAAGAGTCTTCATGTTCAATTCATTGTCAGACTGTCTATTTATTAATAAACCTTTTTTTTAAATTTGTTTTACCTTTCAGTTCTCTTTTCAGTTCTCCTTTCAGTTCTTCTTTCAGTTCTCTTTTCCTTTTTCCTTTCAGTTCTCCTTTCCTTTTTCTTTCAGTTCTCTTTTCAGTTCTCCTTTCAGTTCTCTTTTCAGTTATCCTTTCAGTTATCCTTTCAGTTCTCTTTTCAGTTCTCCTTTCAGTTCTCCTTTCCTTTTTCTTTCAGTTCTCTTTTCAGTTCTCCTTTCAGTTCTCCTTTCAGTTCTCTTTCCTTTTTCCTTTCAGTTCTCTTTTCAGTTCTTTTTTCAGTTCTCTTTTCAGTTCTCTTTCCTTTTTCCTTTCAGTTCTCTTTCCTTTTTCCTTTCAGTTCTCTTTTCAGTTCTCTTTTCAGTTCTCCTTTCCTTTTTCTTTTTTCTTCGAACTCTTCATCATAAATAAATCAATTTCAATAATAGCGACTTTTGGGTTGTCCCAGCTTAATCCATCAAAAGGATATGATTCGTTTTTATACAAGGTATATTGTTTAGTGTAGTCTGCGAACTCTTTGTCGGAAAGATTATCCATTTCAAGAGGGTGTTTCATTCCACATGTTGTTGTGAACACGATCGTTCCAACTGGATTGACAAAGTCTTCATATTCCTTTCTGAAACTGGGGAGTGTGTATGCGAAATCGATAGCGTCTTGTTTAGATTCGTAAACAGCATGTAGTTTCCATGAATTTTCCTTTCTATAATTTGTATAGAATACAACACAGTAACATTTACTGGACATTATTAATAAATTCTTTTTTTTTATTTTTAACAAATAAAAAATATATTATTAACAACACCAATGAATTTGTTTTATAGCGTTTGCGTTCCAACGAGACTTCTTATGGCTTTTGCTGGATATAAATTTAGGGACTATAAAATTTTATTGTCCGTCATTTCCGTGTTAATAGCCGTTGGTTTTATTTACAATGATATAATAAATAAGAAAGGGTTCTTTGGTTCTGATAGATACTGGTCAGGAATCAAACACGCATTATTCTATCTCCTTTTCGCCACGATGTTACTCGTTTTCCCTGACTACGCTTGGTTAGTATTAGTATTGGATGTTCTATTTGGAACTTTCGTGTATGCGTCTCATTATTCTACATAAGAGAAAACAAATACAGCGTATGGTGAATATCACCAACTATATCGTCCCGTAAATTAGAAAGATCAGATTTTAGTTTCTGAGAGTAGAAAAATGCTACAAATGAATCCAATGTTTCTAGTAAAATTGCATCTGTAATATTTTTCAACACCAGATTTTTCGAAACGTTTATTCTTTTGCTACCCTGGAAAATTTCTATGAAACGATCTATTTTTTTATCTAATTCTGAATATAGATTACCACTTGCTACGTGTCTTTCATAATTAGTCGTTTTCCAATGATACAATTGAACGTAAGATTTAAGCTTTATAAAATGGTATATTAATTCCGACATTGTACAAGTTATAAAATAAAATAAAATTTTAAAAAACATAAAATAAAATTTTAAAAAACATAAAATAAAATTTTAAAAAAACATAAAATAATATATCAAATATACTCGAGTTCATCTAGTTTAGAATTCAATTCTTTTATAGCATTTACTAATATAGGAATAATATACGATCCATTCATTCGAAGTTTATCTGGATCTTCGTTGTCTATAATAACAGGGTGGTCTCTCTCAAGTTCAAGGATGTCTTGTGCTTTGAAACCATACCTGACTGGACCAGAAGTTTCTTCCTTGAATCGATCAACCTTGAATTTATACGACACTGGGTTTAATTGCTTCACAAAATCTAGACCATGATGTACAACACCGAATTCAGTTTTGTCTCTTGCATCTGATACAGTTGTCCATGGTACTTGAATATACGCGCCCGTAATTGCAGTGGAACCCATCGAGATTCTATTGTTTACATTCACTATATTAGAAACTGGAGCATATGTTCCTATATCGTTTTGGCAGCCTATCGTTATATTACTCAAACCTGATACGTTATCTTTCATTGCACTATCTCCAATTGCCACGTTATATGCCCCAGTTGTGTCTAGGTTTAACGAGCTATGACCAATTGCTGTATTCTTTGCACCTGTACTATTTGAATACAATGAACTATTACCAACGGCTGTATTGTAAGTTGCAGATGTAGAATATAATGTGTTGTATCCAATAGCTACATTGTATGAACCATTTGCTTGTTGTAGCGAATAAGCACCGATAGCTGTGTTTTGGGTTCCTGTTGTATTGTTATACATTGAATAGTATCCAATTGCCGTGTTAATATGATTCGTGTTTAATTTTAATGAAAGATTACCAACTGCTACATTACCTGTGCCGGATATATTATCATGTAATGAAAAGTATCCTATAGCTGTATTAGTGGATGCAGTTGCCGAATACAACGACTCGTTTCCAATAGCTGTATTCTTGATTCCAGTTGCGTTGGAATATAATGATCTATATCCAATAGCTGTATTATCAGTTGCAGTCGTGTTTGCAAACAACGAACTATATCCAACAGCTGTATTCCTGATTCCAGTTGTGTTTTTGTTCAATGAAGATTCTCCAATAGTTGTATTATCACTTACAGTTGAAGTTGTATACAACGAAGCACTACCAACAGCTGTATTATTTGATCCAGATGTGTTTGCAAACAACGAACTATATCCAACAGCTGTATTATTTGATCCAGTTGTGTTGGAATTTAATGAAGTTCTGCCAAGAGCTGTATTATATGATCCTAGTGTGTTTTTGCTCAACGATTGATATCCAACAGCTGTATTATTTGACACACTTGTGTTGGCATTCAACGATTGATATCCAACAGCTGTATTATTTATTCCAGTTGTGTTGACATTCAACGAAGCACTACCAACAGCTGTATTACCCGACTCTGTGTTTAAACCCAATGAAGCCTGACCAACAGCTGTGTTTTTGGTTCCGGTTGTATTTGTTTGTAATGAAGCACTACCAACAGCTGTATTATATGATCCAGTTGTGTTTTTGCTCAACGAATTATAACCAACAGCTGTGTTTTGGGTTCCTGTTGTATTTAAATTCAACGAATTCCAACCAACAGCTGTATTAACGAATGCAGTGTTTGTTTGTAACGAACCACTACCAACAGCTGTATTACTGAATGAAGATGTATTTGAAAATAAAGAAGAAACCCCAATAGCTGTATTATATGATCCAGTTGTGTTTGAATATAACGAAGAAACTCCAATAGCTGTATTTCTGGACCCAGTCGTGTTGAAATACAATGAAGAACCCCCAATAGCTGTATTATCGTATCCAGTTGTATTCGAATATAAAGAAAGATATCCCATCGCTGTATTGTAGGAGTCTTGTGTATTTTGTAACGAACCCATTCCAATAGCTACATTACCTATCGCACTTGTATTTGAATACAACGATTTGTAACCAATCGCTGTATTTTGATATCCAAAGTTGTTTAATTGTAATGAACTATTGCCAATAGATGTATTTTGATAAGATGTATTGGAATATAACGAATTGTATCCAATTGCTGTATTATCGTTTCCAGTCGTGTTGAAATACAACGAATTAACCCCAACTGCTACATTGTAATATCCACCTGTGTTATAACCCAATGAAGAACCCCCAATAGCTGTATTATCGTATCCACCTGTATTTGAATATAAAGAACGATATCCCATAGCTATATTATTGTGTCCATATCCAGTAGAATATAAAGAATCACTCCCAACTGCCGTATTTTTAATTCCCAACTCATTTTTTTTACATGATCTATATCCAATAGCTGTATTATCAGTTGCAGTCGTGTTTGCAAACAACGAATTATATCCAACAGCTGTATTATTTGATCCAGATCTATTTGAATATAACGAAGAAACACCAATAGCTGTATTATTTGATCCAGATGTGTATGAATTCAATGAATCTGCTCCAATAGCTGTATTGTATGAACCATTTGCTAGTTGTAGCGAACAAGAACCGATAGCTATATTTTGGGTTCCAGTCGTATTTATATTCATCGAATAGTATCCAATAGCTGTATTATCACTAGCAGTTGTATTTTGTTGTAAAGAACCGTTACCAATAGCTATATTGTTGTTTCCAGATGTGTTTGTAAGCAACGAAATATTACCAACAGCTATATTACCTGATGCAGTTGTGTTTGAATACATCGAAGCACAACCAACAGCTATATTACCTGATGCAGTTGTGTTTGCATATAACGAAGTAATTCCAATAGCTGTATTGTTGTTTCCAGTCGTATTTATATACATCGAACCACCACCAACAGCTATATTACCTGATGCAGTTGTGTTTGAATATAACGAATAAATTCCAATAGCTGTATTATATCCTCCTGTTGTGGTTGAATACATCGATTCGCTTCCAATAGCTGTATTGTTGATTCCGATAGTATTTGAATACAATGAACTGAACCCAATGGCTGTATTTTTGATTCCATCTGTATTTGAAAACAGGGAATTGTTTCCCACAGAAACACTTGTACTTACGT